AGAGTCGGAAAAGCTCTATGAAGTGCTTTATGAAACGGAGGTATGACAATGTCTCAGAAAAAGAATAAGGTTAAATTCGGACTTAACAAGGTCCATTATGCAAAGATAACCGGCTGGTCAGCTGATGATGTTCCAACATTTGCACCGCCTGTTAGAATACCCGGTGCGGTATCGCTTTCAATGGATGTTAACGGAGAAAATGAGAATTTTTTTGCCGATAACAGTGTCTATTACGTCATCAATAACAACGCCGGATATACAGGTGACTTGGAAATTGCACTTATTCCCACAGATTTTTCAACTGATATTCTGGGAGAAGTCCTTGATACTAAGGGCGTTCTTGTGGAGAAGAACGATGCAGAGCCGCAGCAGTTTGCACTGCTGTTTGAATTTGAGGGCGATAAGCATAAGATTCGTCATGTTATGTACTGCTGCAGTGCAAGCAGACCGAAAACGGAATCTTCCACCAAAGAAGAAAGCACGGAGGTAAAAACTGAAACGCTTTCCCTCAAGGCAACTGCACTCCCTGACGGACTTGTTAAATCCAAGACCTGTGAAAGCACTGATGAAACCACATACAATAACTGGTATAAGTCAGTGTATATTCCCACATTTGCAGCGTCCACCACAACTACAACAAAGACATCATAAGGAGGTACAGATATGGCTATCAAAAAGGATATTGTTATTGACGGAATTACCGTTCCTTTCAAGGCGAGTGCAGCTGTGCCTCGCCTGTACCGTCTGAAATTTCACAGGGATATTTACAAAGACTTTGCATCACTGAAAACCGATGTTGCAGAGGGTGATGAAAACAAAAGCGAACTTGACATTGAAAGCCTTGAGGTATTTGAGAATATCGCATACATCATGGCAAAACACGCTGACCCTGAAAATGTTCCCGACAGTCCGGATGATTTCCTTGAAAGATTCAATACATTCAGCATTTATGAAATTCTTCCACAGCTTATTGAACTGTGGGGCCTCAATACTGCTGTGCAAGTTGA